GGTTATCGACGGGGTCCACCCTGTCGGGGCAATCAGCCTGACGAACAATGCCAAGACCAACACCTATGCCAAGATCGCAATCGGTGCCGGTACAAGTGCGATGACCATTTACACGGTGCCTGCCGGATATACTTTTTATTTGGCAAAAGCATCTGCGTTCACGCATCAGGGCAACAATCAAAATTCGAATTACCGGTCTTACACAATCAGCCCGTCAGGCATTGTAAAAGCTGTTTTGCAGATCCCTTTTGCAACTCAATACCTATCGGAAAAAACAGTGCCGCGTCCTTACACTGAAAAGACAGATATTCAATGGCAATGCAGTTCAAGTCAAACGTCAGAGGTTGGGTTGCAGATCGAAGGCATTTTGATCAAGAACGATGAAAGTTGATCAAGGTATCCGTAACATTTTTGAGGATGGATAGATTAACGCATGAGCAATTACGACCCTCTTGATCTTAAGGCGCAAGAGCGGAATGGCACCGACAAGGCTATCCGCGATCGCACTTCAAAAGAGAACGAAGAGGCGGACCTTAAGTGGCTCATGGGTAGCAAGCGGGGTCGCCGGATCATCTGGCGGCTTCTGGATCAGGCGGGTGTGTTTCGGCTGACATTCAACCCCAACGCAATGCAGATGGCATTTGCCGAGGGGAACCGGAATTTCGGCAACCGCACACTTTCGATGATCCACTCGCTATGCCCAGAGCTGTACCCTGTAATGGTAAAGGAACAAAACAATGAGCGAAATGCAGATGACGGAAACAGCCGCAACGACCAATGAAGGCTCTACCTCGTCGCAAAACCCTGCGAACAACCCTTCGACGGAAGGCGCGCAAGTAGGGAACCAACAGCAGGCCACCGAACAGCAAACCCAAAGCACCGATCAGAAGGCCGGTGAACAGGGTCAGACTGAAGGCAACAAGACCGGCGGCGCGCCGGAAGCGTACGAATTCAAGGCTATAGAAGGCCAAGCATTCGACCCCGAGGTGTTAACGACATTCTCGGACGTTGCCAAAGAACTGAACATGCCGCAGGAGGCCGCGCAAAAGATGCTGGATAAAATCGCACCTAAGATACAGGAGCGACAAATGCAGCAGCTTGAGGCAGTGCGTTCGGAATGGGCGCAATCCTCGCAACAGGACAAGGAATTCGGCGGGGAAGCCCTCAAAGAAAACTTGGCTGTTGCAAAGAAGTCGCTCGACGCTTTCGGTACGCCGGAGCTGCGGTCGCTGTTGGAAGTGAGCGGTCTTGGAAATCATCCTGAGATCATCAGGTTTATGTTCAAGGCCGGTAAAGCGATTAGCGAAGATCGCTATGTCGGATCATCTTCTGGTTCCAATGCCGGCAAAGGCAACGGTGTCAAGAGCTTCTCCGATGCAGCGACCGGTCTTTATGGCCCTTAACCCTCTAAGGAGTTTACACTATGGCTACTCTGTCAAATGCTAACCTTACACTGGCCGACTGGGCCAAGCGCGTCGATCCCGATGGCCGTGTGCCGATCGTTGCCGAACTGCTGTCTCAGTCAAACGAAGTCCTCGAAGATTGCGTATTCAAAGAAGGCAACTTGCCTACCGGCGATCGCGTTGTCATTCGTACCGGCTTGCCCACCGTTTACTGGCGCGCTCTGAACCAAGGTATCCCGAACAGCAAATCGACCACTGCACAGGTCGATGAAGCATGCGGCATCTTGGAAGCCCGCTCGGAAGTGGATAAAGACTTGGCCATGCTGAACGGCAACACCGCTCAGTTCCGCCTGTCGGAAGACACTGCGTTCTTGGAAGCCATGAACCAGACACAGGCAACCACCCTGTTCTATGGCAACCCTGCAACCGATCCTAAGCAGTACCTTGGCCTTGCACCTCGTTACTCGAGCCTGTCGGCTACCAATGCTCAGAACATCCTGTCCGCAGGCGGTTCCGGCTCCGACAACACCTCGATTTTCTTGGTGGTTTGGGGTGATCAGACTGTCTATTGCCCCTTCCCCAAGGGTTCCAAAGCAGGCCTGATCCACGAGGACTTGGGCGAACAGACTGTTTACAACTCTGATGGCACCCGTTTGCAGGCTTATGCAACCCGCTATCAGTGGAAGAACGGTCTGGTTGTAAAAGATTGGCGTTATGTCGTTCGCATCTGCAACATCGATGTGTCCGATCTCGTCGGTCAGACCGGCACTCAGGCCTCGACCGCTGCAACCGCAGTGATCAAGCTGATGGCTCGTTCGCTCTATCGTATTCCTAACATGGCAATGGGCCGTGCGTGTTTCTACATGAACCGTACCGTCCACAGTGGTCTTTCGGTGGCTGCGCTCGATAAGAGCCAGTACGTCCTTAAGATCAATGAAGGCCTCAGCCAGTTCGGCATGCCATACTCATGGCTGTCCTTCTTGGGTGTTCCTTTGCGCCGCGTTGACGCGATCCTCAATGCTGAAGCTGTTGTCAGCTAATCGGCCAACTGAAAGGAACTAAGTTATGATTACTGATGCAACACTTCGCGTCTCGGCAGATCAGGCTCTGACCACGACTGCCGTGTCCACCAACACCATCGATCTGTCGATCGCTCGTGATATGGGTGAAGGCGGCGATCTCTATATGAATTTTGCGGTGACTGCTGCTCTTACCGGCGGCACAAGCGTAAAGTTCGAAGTGATCGGCGCAACAAACGCAGCACTGTCTTCCGGTGTGGTTGTCCTCGGCTCCTCTGATGCAGTGGTTACTGCCTCTTTGGTTGCCGGCTACAACACCGCAGTCCGCATTAATCCGCAGATTGCATCCACCGGCCAGCGTTATCTTGGCGCACGTTACACGATCTCTGGCACTTATTCTGCTGGTACCGTGACTGCTGATATCGTAATGGATATCCAAGACGGCAAGAAGTTCTACGCTTCTGGCTTCACTGTGGCTTAACATTAAAAGGAAGAACCCATGCCTAAAGTTCGCGTTCTTGAAAAGTCTTTCATCAACAACACGATCGTCGAAGAAGGCGAGATTGTTGAGTATGAAGGCAGGATCGGCCCCAACCTTGAGTTGGTGGAAGAGGAAGATGAGCCAAAGCCCGCCATTAAAAAGTGGAAGGCCAGCAAGTCATCCGACACCGAACCGGCAGACGCGAACTAAGGCACGGGTTCAACCGTTTCTTTTCGGGTAACCGTTTCTGGGGGGTCGCGGGAAACCACGATCCCCCTTTTATGTAGGAGGCCACAATGGCAAGCGAAGTCGATATCTGCAATCTTGCTCTAGGACATCTCGGCGACAATGCTACGGTGGCCAGTATTAGCCCCCCCGAGGGGTCTGCTCAGGCAGAACATTGCTCGAGGTTCTATCCGATCGCCCGTGACAGCCTGCTCGAGATGCACAATTGGGCATTTGCCATGCGCCGCGCTAATCTTGCGCTGCTGACCAGCAACTGGCCAGAGTGGCTATATGCCTATGCAGTGCCTGCTGATGCGGTCAACATCATCTCGGTGCTGCCGCCTGATGCTCAAAACGACTATTCAACCTATCTGTCCCCTGCCGATACGATGGGCTATTACGCAAACAATGCGCCGATCACGGCAGCAGGCCGATATGTGCCACAGCCGTTCAACCTTGAAATCGGCGATGACGGCAACGAGATCATTTACAGCAATCAAGAAAACGCAATGCTGCGTTATACAACGCTGATCACCGACACCACCAAATACACGCCGCTGTTTACACTGACGCTGTCTTATCATCTTGCCTCGATGCTGGCCGGACCTATCATCAAAGGCGAAGTAGGAGCCGCTGAGGCCAAGCGCATGGCTGGCATTATGATGCTTTACCTCGGACAGGCGCGGGCCTCTGACAGCAATCAGCGTGAAAGCAAACCCCAGCACATTGTGCCTTGGACTTCTGGGAGATAATCGATGGCAAACGTCCGCACCCTTAAAACGTCCTTTGCCGGTGGCGTGATGTCGCCGGAAATGTTCGGGCGCATCGATGATCAGAAGTTTCAATCCGGTGCTGCCAAGCTCCGCAATTTCATTGCTCTGCCACAGGGGCCAGCAGAAAACCGCGCAGGCTTTGGGTTTGTTCGGGCTGCAAAAAGCAATTCGGTTCAGTGCCGGTTGATCCCGTTTACCTT